GATTGGTTCAGTATCAATCTTTTGGCGAAAGAAGTCAACACCTGCCAACACCTCTTTTAGTCTTTTCTCCAACCTATCAGTCTTTTTAGACACAATCTGCAATTTAGTTTCTAATTCTACCAACCACTCATCTTTGATGTGGTGGATCATATGTGGCGTAACCACCCTTTAACACCCCTATAGTTATGTTCTTGAACGTGAACTGGCGTATGTAGAGGGAAATTTTGATCTATACTCGTAAACCTGCGCCAGTTGCCTTCGTTGAAGATAGCTACGTGTCCGGCGTACTTAGTCTTACCATTAGCGTCTATGTACTTGCCAAAAGGGTATCCCCAAAAAACCACATCACCCTTGTTTGGCACATTCCACCAACCATTGCTAATCTTTTTGAATTGGGAACCACTAATTACACTCGGGAAGTTGTTCCAGACGGATAATGCGGTTAGTCCACCTAAAGCCGTCTTTCCCATTCCGAAAACATCAATTAAATACTGGTGCATCCAATCCATGCACTGAGGCCCAAGTTTCATGTCTACATCCACAAATTTCCCATTCCACTTATAAAAAGACTCAAAAAATGTCATATTACTCCTTTTTTAATAGGTCTAATAAATGAGTTGCAGCCCAAAACCCTACAAAGAAAGTAATAGATATTTGGAATGAAATGGTATTTGGAATACCAACAACATAATTAATAGCATTAATCATTAAAAATCCTGCCATTAATATATTACCAGCATAAATAAAAGATCTTGGTTTTCTGGTTAGCAACCCCAAGCACAGAAAGATAACAAGTAGGTATTCAAAGATTCTGATGTAAGCCCAAAAATTATTCATATTAGTTTTTCACCCCGATCCATGTAGCTATTGAAGCTGCTATGGTGGTAAAAGCTACTGAAATTACTCCAATAACTCCAGCTTTAGTTTCAAGTGAAGTAATCCGGTTATCCTGTTTGTCCTGCTTGTCTGATACTTCTTTTATAACCGACTTAATCTCACGAATATCAGCCTGAATATAGTCAAGTTTGGTAGCAATTACGTCTATATTCTGGGTATTAGTGTTTTGGTTGTTAATGGTGCGAGTCATTTTTTCTTTCAATAGTTAGAGTTCGGCATCAACTGTCCAATGAACTCCCAATAATTGACCAGCGGTAGTTCCCGCTGGAGTTGTTGTTGTTATTCTAAATGAAATTTCAGTACAGTAATCTGGTGTTGTAGAGCTACAATTTCCGTTTGTTACATAATTTCTTGCCTCTGCATTTGCTGCTGAAGGATTGTAGGTAACTGGAGTAACTCCAATTCTTAATGGAGTAACAAAAAATATTTGATTTCCGTATTGAGCAGTAGAAGCTGCCACCACCTGATTAAATAAAAACATTCCGACAAGGTCTCCAGTGTTTTGTGCCGGAGCAACAGAATATCTAAATGATTTTTGGTAATACCTCTTACACGCTATTAATTCATCATGAAAACTCTTTGGTTGAAATGGTAACGCTACTTCTCCAGCACAGAGCTGAACTTGGGCGATGTCGATGTTGCCTGCGCCGACATAAGTTTCTGCTATTGTGTCGCCGACATTTGTGGCAATTGTAGATCCCCATTGGTAAGCAATCACGAATTGTAAATAATCATCATTTGCAGTTCCAAAAGTTTTTCCAGCTAGTGTATTAGTGGTGAATGTGTAAGTGTATTTTGTCCAATTAGAAGTCAGTGTCCAGTTTGCACCAGTAACAGTCTCCTGTGATGTTGGACTTCCACCAGTTCCATAGTTTTGATTGAGATAAACACCGATTTTTTTATTTGCAATATCTGATTTAGCATAGAATGAGACTGTAACTTTTTTACCATTACCAGCTAAAAATCTAGTTCCATACTCAATTCGTTGTGCCACAGTTCCGAATGAGCTGTTTCCAAGTGAAGTTCCAGCTCCATTTACATTTACTCTAAAATGGTAAAAAGAGTTTGATAAATCGCCAGCCGTAATAGCTTGTCTTGACACTGTAATTGTTGGTAAAGTTCCGCCATCATCATTGCAAGAATTTCTCCACCTGTCTGCTATAAATGACGGTGTTGCATCAACAACAACTACACTCGTCCCTCTCTGCCACACATCAAAGTTACCGTTAATGATAGCTTGACGTGCCATTGAATAATTAGGCACAATATCAAAGTATTGAGCGTCATATTCAGAGTAGGCTTGAGCATTACCAGTACCTTTACCAATCAATTTAAGGTCAATATTGGTATCTCCACCAGTAGCACTAATAGTAGGCGCAGTAGTGGTGGCAGCATTGGTAACAGTAATTTCATTGACAGCACTTGTAGTCTTGGAAGTTTTAATAAACTCATTACCAGAAGTATCTTCTGATAAAGTTACATCTACTCCGGTTAATTTATTATTGATGTTATTGATATGGGATTTACTAAAGACGAAAGCCACAGTACAGCCGTTATTGTGAGATTTGGCACTAATACCCTCTGCCCCTCTAGTAACACCATTTAATTCCTTTGTACCAGAGTTAATTGAAGTATAGGTAATATATTCGGCAGTATCGGTATTAAGTGGATTAGTCCAATCCAGACAAGCTATGCCTGGTTTAGTATCATCTATACCGGTAATATCAGCTAAGACGATACCAGTAGTTTCTGAATTATCTATCCCACCAGCCACAGATAGCGTTGTGCTTTTATATTGCGGAACGTAATAGAGTGCCATAGATTTATCTTACCTTACTTATTATTGATTTATAAAGTTGACGTAATTTTAAATGGTTTTAACTTCTTTGGTTTTGGTAAACTACTAACCTTAACAGAAGGTAATTTGGGTTGATATAGTTTCCTTTTCTTCTTGGTCTTTTTAAGTAAAGCCTTCATGGATTTATTATGGTATTCCACCTGCTCTTTTAACATCTTAATTTGAGTTTTACCTTCTTCTTCTACCATCTTCTTTTGATATTTAATATTGATATCTTTCAAGTATTTAGCTCTTTTACCTGGATTAGTCATTTCTAACTTCTGCCATAAAGTATCAGCATCAGGAATAAAACCCTTTTCCTCAAGAACAGTTAAAACCTCTTTAGATGAAATAACATCGTTCTGGTAAAGAGAGACAAAATCTGGATTCTCCATAGACATTATGTAATCAGCTTTATCTTCTTTATTAAAACCGGATATTTTATATAACATCCAATCATTTACATCTTTTTCAGTAATGCCAATATCTTGTAAGAACTGCATTCTCTCTGGTAATGTTTCACCTACACCAGCTTCTTTACCACTTAAAACTGAAGTAATTTGACTTCTTTTCTCTGATAAAAGCGAATCTTTTAAGAACTTATCAAAGAAGATATCTTTATTATTCTCAATGGGTACACCTTGCTCTGGATTAACCTCCTGAAGCTCTCCAGCTACCCTAAAATCGGGTAATTCATTGTTCTTGGCTCTATCCTTCATTAAGTTTTCTGCATAAACAGTAGCTTTATCTGGTGAGAGTTTTTTAAATATCTCTGATTGTTTTTCACCCAAGACAGTCCGTTTCTCATCATAGTAATTTTTAACATCTGGTAGGGCATATTTACCATATAACATACCTCTAGCAGTATTTACTAGATTTTCTGGTTTACCATAATATCTAATCCTTCCGGCAGGTGAGGTATCAAAGCCTTTACTAGCAGCATAACCCTCTGAACTTCTTACATATTGAGTACCGGCTGGCATAAGATTCTGTTTTAACATTCTAGTTATCTTCTGCTTCTTGGTATCTTCACTATATTGATTGTTAGTAATCTGATCTAATAAGTTTCCGGTGAAAGTTACAGATGGCCCGACTCCCATTGGTAGTAATTGCTGAAAGGCATACTTAGCTGGCAATCCGGTAATAGCCATAATTGCTGCCATATTAAAGATTTGAGATCCCATTAAACCCAGAGCCTTAGCAGTTTCTTTGCCTTTAACAGCGTCAACTATCTGAACTGTATTCTTAATCGGGTACTGGCTATATTGGAATAAAAGCCTAGCGATTGAGTTATTAAAGAAAGAAGCCCTATTAAATTTAGAAGCTACATTTCCCTGTTCATAAAGCATTTCCCGAACATATTTATACATTTCAGGAGTATCAACTTTTAAGCCCTTAGTAATGCCATCCTGTTCAGCTACTAGAGAATAAGTAATATTCTTAAGTCTCTCCCCACCAGTCATAAAACCGAAGCCAATCTTATCAGCCATTTCCATAGCAATCTTAGCAGCCTGTTTAGGATCAGCTCCATCTTTAACTAAAGCGTCTGTTAATTCTCTCCTAATCTTTTCAAATTCAAGAGGATCATCAAAATCTTTTAATTGATAAGCAGTAGAAGCTCTTTTAACATCTTCTGGATTCATCAATTTAGCCATACCGGTTTTTAAAGCTCTTGGATTCTTAAAATAATAAGATGGTAGTCTGGTTGCTTCTAGTAATTGTTTTGTACCGGTAGTGGTACTAAACCACAAATGCGCTCTAGCAAAGACAGAGGTAATGGTATCAGCCACCATATCCACTACACCTCGTTCTAATTGTCTTTTACTAATAAAGTTACTAATCTGTTCATTAACATATTTCTGAACTCCACCATCAATAAACCTAGTCTTACCAGCTTGTTCTACAAATTCCTGTAAAGCCACTTGATGTCTAAAATAATAATCAGCCCTAGCAGCAGCTTGTTGATCTAGACTAAAATCCTTAGAAGTTGGATTCTCTAAATCTCTTAACTTAGCCCATTTCTCATATAACTTTCCACCAATCTTCTTAAAGATATTATTATTGGTTCTAAAGACCTTATCTATTTCTCCCATATCAAGGTCAGATTCTTGTTCTATCCGGTAAAATCTATTACCTTCACCTACAAAGTCCGGTGTTTTTATTTGTCTAGCTTTACCAGTCTTATTAAGCAATTCACTATTAACCTGTCTGGTATAGTTTAAAACCGCTTTCTCAAAAGGATTGCTGCCCTGAAGGTTCTGCATATAAAGCTTATTTAATGCTTGGTCAGAATATCTTTGAAGAATAGTAGTCCAATCTTGTTCTAAATCTTCAGGTCTAATCTTGTTAAGTCTCATCTTATTGATATTACCCATTTCTAAATCTTCAGCTCCAATCCAAATACCTTGTTCAATTTCCTTAAATATATTCTCTGGAGTTTTACCAGCCAACATATGGGAGATATAGTTTTCCCTTCTCTTAAAGTTAGGATCTATTTCAGAGATATAGTCAGCAAACTTCTTAAAGAGTTTATTAACTATTTGAGTTTGTTTATTAGTTATCTTGCCGGTTTCCAAATCTTGAATAGTAATACCAGCTTCATTTAACTTTCTACCCAGAACTCCAGCCAATGAATGAAGTTGAGTTTGCATTTTAGAGACATAATCTAGTTGGGCTTCACGATCTTTTAACATTCCAAATTCAGCTTTATTTAAAAGAGTTACATTCTTTTGCTTTCTTGTGCCAAAATTGGTTTTAGTATTAAGAATTTCTTGAAGTGGTTTGGTTACTTTTGGTGGTTGAATTGTTATATCTCCAGGTTCAACTGGTAATGGAATTTCCTCTTTAGGCTTAAGCATTCCTGATATTGTTTGAGATGGTTTAATATCTTCTATAACCTCATCTGCTCCCTTTAATGGTTCTTCTACCGGCAAGAAGCCTTTACCCTCATAAGGATCTGGGATCTTTTCATCTGGCATTGAGGCTTTCTTTATAATCTCTTTTATCTTTTCTGGAGAATAACCCTGATTCTTAAGATCAACAATATCCTGTCTGGTAATCTTCATGCTACCAGGAGCTAAACTCTCATCAGCTTGCTTCCATAAAGGAATACCTTTTTCTTTAAGAAGTGCTTTAGCTTCTTCATTAAAAGAAGCAATGCTTCTAGTCTTTGGGAATTTAAGGTGGGTATCATAAAGTTGATTAACCGTCTTATCACCAAGTTTTCTAATCAAATAAGGAATATAGCCCTCTGATTTAGCCAGATCAAATGTTTTAGAACCCTGTAAAGAGAATGCTTGATTTATCTTGTTAGCCAAAGCTTGAGACTTTGGATTTCTAAGAGTCGCTTTTAAGACATCTTCAGGTAAATCAATCCCTACTGGAGCTTTAGGATAAACTTTTGGAGTGAGGGTACTGCCTATCTTACTTGTACGATTCTTTAAGATCTCAGCAATAGAAGTAGATTTCTTACTATTTTTAGCCAATTCTTCAATTAACATCTCTGGTTTTTTAAGTGATGAAGCAAAATTAACAAAAGAAGATGGTGAACCAGCTAATCTCTTAATTGTGTTTGGTGCAGATGTCGGATCAAAAATCATGTCACCAATCATGCCAGGAATACCTTGTACTCCCAAACCAGTAGAGATATTACCAGTAGCCGGATCAGCTAGATTCTTTCTAAATGTTTTAAGAAGGTTGGCATAACCACCAAAAGCCGGTTCTGTATTTTTAGACTTACGCATTGATTCAAGTAAAGACGAAGTTCCAGATTCAAGTGTATTCCACAACATTCCTGGTGGACTAATATTGAAACCAGTAATTAAGGCATTACTACCATAATTAAGAGTATCCAAATTAAATCCTGGTTTGAATTTACCCTCTAATGCCTTAGCTGTCTTATATGGTTGTACTACTCTGCCTTGCCAATATTCACCTGCCATCTCATCAAGATTGGTTTTATCCAAGATGTTTCGTTTTATCCAATCCTTGAATGCCATACATATACTTTATTGCAGATAGCTTTGTAGAACACTTGGGCTTTGTTTGCCACTAAATACATCATCTACAAGTTGTTGCCAGGTTGGATCAGAAAAAGCAGTCTTTAATCTACCTTTTAGATTCTCTGCTTGTGTACCGGAATAGGGAGCTGCAATCCAACCTTGAAGTTCAGTCTTAAGTTCATCTGGGATAGAGTTAGCAACTCCGGCTGATTGACCTTCTAACAAAGCTTGCATTTGAAGGGTATTGTTGGTGATATTCCCCTGCTCTCTCAAGAGAGCCATATTATTAGCCAACTCTTGCTGCATTGTTACCCAAGAAGCTTTCTTATCATTAAAGTCATTGTAAAGATCGTTAACTTGTTGTTGGAATTGACTATCTAATAATTGTAACTGAGCATCACGTTCAGCATCAGATAAATTAACTGATTTATTAACAGCGTCAACTTTATTCTGATAATCAGTATCTAACTGTGTTAAATATTTATTTACATTACTTTCTTCAGTCAAAATCATTTTATCTATATTACCAAGAGCTTTAGCCATATCACCTTCGTTAGTATTCTGTACATCTAAAAAGTCTCTATCGGCTTTAGATTGGTTTTCAATAAAGGCACTAGACTCAGCACTTCCTAATTGTGAGAAAAGATTGCGTCTTTGAGCGTCAGTATAGTTTTTATTAACTGTACCCTTTCTAATCAAATCACCATAAGTATTCGTAGTATCGGTTTTCTTTTCACCAGCTAAATCTTTAAATTCTTTTAATTTATCTTCGGCTTCAGTCTTAGAAGTATCTCTAAATTGAGTATATTGAGGAATTAAATCAAGAGCTTGTTGTTTTTGAGTGTTATATCTAGCCAAATAAGCATTTTTAATTAATTCATTTTGTTCTCTTAAGGTTTCTTCTTCAGTTTTTATTCCTTTATCATAATCTCCCCAAATAGCATATAGTTCATCATCTATATTTTGTTCTGGAGAAGGATTCCATTTAGAAGGATTATTAATTAAATCCTGGTAATCAGCTTTAGCATTATTCATGGTATCGGTAGCAGCTCCAGTTATCTTATTTCCAAAAGCGTCTATTGTTCCACCATTAATACTAGAAGCAACCGGTTTACCCAATAGCATTGAAGATGGGGCTACACTAGATGGTTTATTTAACCATGAATCATTAGTTGTACTCATTCCTAAAACTTGACCATCACTACCAGAAACACTTGAGAAATTAGGTGCATTTAAACTTAAACTTCCACCATATTTAGATAAATCCACATCATTCTGAACACTAGGTAAACTAAATGGTTGAGTAAAGAAAGAAGAATAACTTTTAGTTGGACTAGTAAATGAACTAAAAGAAGTAGGTGAGTAATTTAATCTAGACACCATATCTGAATAAGAAGTTTTTGGTGCTGGTGCTGGTGCTGAATAATTATTTTCATTAGAAGATGGAGCTGGTGCAGTAGAACCATAAGTTTGACTCGGTTGGAAAGAAGCTGGAATAGAAGCATAAGTAGGAGAAACACCTTTTTGCTGATTGTAGTTGGTTACTGAAGATACATTAGCAGTACCACGAATAGAACCATCCGAATACTTAACTCTACCATCTGCCATTGTCGCAATCGGGTAAGGTGTTAATGCTGAAGAATAGTTAGCCATAAGTTTATCCTAGATTATCTGATTTAATTTTATAACTAAATCCTAATTTTTATTATCTTACCTTTACTTGGATCTAACCTTTTAGGATTAGAAGCAACTGCAATTACTTTATTGCCATATTTCTTTCTTGCTAATCCTAAGATATCTTGTGAGGACATCTGCCGATAATTAGTATTCTTAGGATAAGTTCTCTGAATCATTTGAGCGAAATTAAGAGGTTGTCTGCCTTTGGCATATTCCACATCAACGTGCGCTCCGGTAGTATTACCAGCTCCATAAGTACCAGGTACTCCACCAGTAAAGGCTTCAAAACCAGCTCCATTTGGTTTAACTCCAGATAAGTGAGAGAAGTAAACTGTCATATCCCTTCTGGGATCATAAGCAGCTAATCTCTGTCCATAACCACCATAGATACCGGAATTAAGGTACTGTAAGCCCTCTGTATTTATTCTAGAACCGGCTGGCATAGCAAAATCAGTACCCTTATGAGTAGAGTAGAATTTCTGGGTACTTGGTGCAGCTTTGCCTGGTAATTGAGTCACTCTACCTTGACCACCAAAGTACCATTGATTTATCTGGTCAGCCATTTCTTGAGGTGTCATAGTAACTGTACCCTATACTCATCCTTTAATGGTTTCCCTTCTAATGGTGTTGCTTGTAAATGAATCCCCATAAATAACCAATTAGAGTTTTTATTAGAATCAATTAAATAGAATTTCAAAGTCCGGCACATTTCCATCATTTCTACTACTTTAGGTACATCAGCATTAGCAGTTGTTTCTACACTAGAAGAAGTAGTATCGCCAAGTAAAGGTTGTCCTACTAGATCAGCTCCCACACCCACACCAGAAGCAGAAGATGAAAGACTGGCTGTACCCACCTTCCTTGTACCATCAGCCCATATCTCAAGATCTACTGAACCACCACTAATATACTTAAACCAAAGTACCGGATTTCTAAATATCTTTTCAAGATCAAAATAACCCAAGTTAAAAGCTTTAGTACCCACAGTAGAAGTAAAAGCTACATCGTTATCATTAGCATCTTCTTCAAACATTCTAATCATATAACCATCACTATTACTGCCACCATAAAGATAAAGATTATTACCATCGTCATAAGAAGAATAATGGGTACATTCCATTGGTAAGCCAGTCCAATATGTCCAGCCACCAAAGCGAGTATCAACTACCCAACCTCTATCATTCTCAGTATTCTCTCCATTAGTAAAAGTAAAGCCAAAGTAATCTCCATTTTTAAAAGTAGCTATATTAGTTAGATATGCACGATTAACCCCTTTTAAATCATTTCTAAAGAAAATACTTAATTCATTGGTTCTTAATTGATCTCCAACATAATTCTGCTGTTGACCAACAGTCATAACTGCAATTCGGTTCTCTACATTGGCAATATAAACATAATCATTATCAATTGCTTGAGAGCCATTAAAAGATACTCCACCATGATCTCTGGTAATCTCCAAGACTGCCGGTAATTGAGTTGAGGTAAAGTAAAACTTATAGAGTCCATTGGTTTTCCAAACTAAGACTGAACTTTGATATGGTTTGATATCTACAATCTCACCACCATCATTAGAAGCAATTTCTATCCACCCACCCCCATAAGGTTCGGCTGATACAAAAGAATCAACATATTGAACAGTACCAGAATAATATAATCTTGTAGGATAATAAGTTGTACCTTCTGTAACACCGGCTACAAACTGCCTACCAAGATTAGAGAAGATTCCATATTTACCTTTTATACCACCAGTATTATTAGCTTCAGGAGAGAGTTTAGAAGTAGTTGGTGTATCTGTACCGGTATCGTTATAAGCAGAAACATATACAGTAGTTAAATAAACCCTGCCATATCCGGTAGCAGTCCGACCATAAACATTATATCCAAGAGCATTAGTAGTATCATCCCAATTAAGAGCATTGTAATTAGTAGATGAAAGAGTGGCGTTACCATTAGTAATACTAACTGCAGAACAAGCTAAAGTTTCTCCAGTATTACTAAAAGCAGATACTTCATAAGAATAGGCAGTTGAACCAGCCGAACCGGTAGCTGTTACAGTTAAACCTGTTGGAGTATCTAAAGCAGTATAGGTAGTAATGGTAGAACCATCCCAATATCTGAGATTCTCAGTTCCATTATAGATAAAAAGTTTATCACCAGCTTGAACGAAAGAAGTTGGAAGATTGCTAAATGAATGAGTGGTTACTTCAGTCCAGGTAATATCATCATCTTCACGATATTGAAGATAACCATGAGCCATTCTTACCTGTTGTCTTGTACCATCAGTTTTCTTGTAATAAGCAGTAGAGCCATAAACCTTAGTTGCTGAAGCTTCATTAAATACCTTAGTTGTGCCAGGTCGCCTCTTTACCCCATCCACATCAATAATCACATTCTCACCCTGAATTAAATTCTTATCATTAACGAGAGATTGATCCTGAACAGTATTTACACCTTTGGGAAAACCAATGTAGTATTTGCTTATCTCTTTTTCATCAGGTACTTTAGATATGAAAGGCATAGATTATTGTCCATACTTTAGACGTTCATTTCTCATATTAAGACGGAAAAGCCATTCTCTAAACTCTGATTCAGCGTCAGCAGCCTTCCCTCGTTTATGAGCTGCACTCCAATATCTAAACTCTGCATAAGAAGCTAACATGGATTCGTATTCATCTGGTACTACAATTGAACTAGCACTCGTAAAGGAAGATAGGTCTGGATTCTGGTAACACCATAAATCTATATTATCTTTAGTAGCGGTGATTGTACCGGTTGCAGGTGTAGCCGATGGGGTACTGGTAGCAGTATAGGTAAAAGTATTATCATCAACATAAGTAATCTGGAATTTACCATTGTAGGCAGTTTCATTTGCACCAGCGATAGTCACCCAATTATTCATTCCGTAACCATGATCGGTTAAAGTTACAGTACAGGTAGTAGAACTTGAAGTAATTGAAGTAACTGATTGTGCGGTTGGAGCTGTATCTGGAGTTGGAATTAAATGATAGTAATTATCCCAAAGATAATAAGTCCTATCCTGGTAAGAAGGTAAGATTGGAACCGGTGCGGTAGGTACTTCATACTTCTGGTAAACCTCATCTCTGGCTATCTTGGTATATTGATACCCATCTACTTTAACTTCATCTATATCAATCACTCTATCTGGAAAAGCGTATCTCTCTTGATTGGCGATAGTAGCAGCAGTCACCAGCTCTTTCATAAACCAATATCGCTTATCAAGACAAGTAAATTCAATACCAGCCTTAATGTAACTTAAGCGTCTGGCTTGTTCTGTGGTTGTACCTGGGATAGAACTCTCACCTAACCGGTATGCAAGAGTAAGTTGAACGTCATTTGCGGTTTTTGCCATAAACCTATCATAGATTTTATAGGGGGAAATTATAACTAATCAAAGACATCATCAAAGTAGTCATAGGTCAAAGACGCTCTATTAGTCCAGTTAGTAGTGTAATCATCAATCCCCTTAACATATCTCAAAGTACCATTAGTCTCATCTAGTTGGAGAATATACCAGTTGCTATCTTTACCCAAGTAACCAAAATACTTAGGATCAGTAGCGGTATCCATATCCGAAACGTGATAATGTTCTAGAAGGGAATTGAAAAAGGTTAGATCGTTGAGGGTAAACATATACCCTTACTGCATTTTACGATTTAATTCTTCAAAAAACTCTTTCTTAAGCCTCTCTTTATACTCAGCTTTGTCTTTAGATAATGATACTTTATCTTCCTCAAGTTTCTTTTTATCAAAGTCCTGTCTCTTTTCAATTTCATAAAGGTCATTCTCCCATTTAACTAAGAAGGCTTCTTTTCTCCCAAGCTCTCTCTCTTTCTCTACCACTTTCTTTTGGGCTTCTTTTAGATCATCATCAGTTAAAACCTTCTTTAAACGGTCATTCACCTCATCAGCTAATTCATTCAAACTATTCTCTCTATGTTTTAATTCCACCTTCTTGTCATTAAGATCAGCCCAACCTTTAGCCAAAACAATTTCTTGTTCGCTAAGAGCCTGTTTCTGCTTCTCTATTTCTTCAAGAGTTTGTTTGACACTATCCAAGATGTTCATAGTTTAATCCTTTATTTTAATATAGCTGGTCTGCCCATTTTCTTTTTAGCTGGAGCTGGAATATTGGCTACTGGATCTGGAAAGGGAGAAGAAGCTTTGGGTAATTCTACCGGTACTGTGGGTGTAGGCACGACTGTTACCGGTTCTGGATGAAGAACTGGTTTCTTCTCAGGTACAAAATCTTGAAAACCACCAGCACCAACTGTGCCAGCTTCGGGATCGTTATCAGGTATGAAGTCTCTAAACATATATTTTTCTCCTAAATTAATAATACCAGTTTATCAAAACTTTATAACTTCCTTAATTTTCTCCCATCTTTTCTGATAGGTATGATGGGCGATAACATCATTATAGCCTGTTTTGGCGATTAACTCTCTTTCTTGATCGTGTCTGATGTAGTAATCAATCAAGCTAATCATTTCTTTATAGTTTTTGTAAGTTACCAAGTGCATACCATCTTCAAAGAGTTTATCTAGAGTAGGTATGTAATTAGTTACTAAGAATGAACCTGTACCCATAGTCTCAAAGATTCTCATATTGATATCGTCTTTAATAGAGATATTGAAAACTATCTTGGATTCACAAAAGATACTGGCGGTATGTTCAAAGAGATGTTTATCTGGGAAAACCGGATTCCTTGCCCCAAAGTAGAAGTTAGGGAAAGCTTTAAACAAAACATCTAGAGCTTCAAGCCTGGTCATGCCATTGTAATTCTCTACCTCTTGAATATGTCCGATAAAACATACATCATACTTTTTGATCTTCTTATATCTAGGATAAGCTTGTGGTTCAAAGGCATGAGGAAGCCACGTTGCCTTTTTTTTGTACTTTATCTCCCAATCATTAGTAGCTTCTAATTGATTGAAAAAGGCGAAATCAGCCTTATCTGCCTTGTTATAGCGGTATTCCCTGCCTAAATGGGTATCGGAAGCAACATAAATCAATTTACCACCATCTTTAGGTGGTTCCCATTCCTTCCAGGGTAAACCATCTTCACCCCAATCAATCCAAAGATGGTAATCAAACTTGCCGAAATTAGAAGTATCTCCCTCTGGTAATAAGTGAACTAGATCAACCGAATCATCCTTCTTTAAGACATTCCAGTAATAGAGTGGCGCACCATCATTTCTACCAAATCTGTTATCGTAATAGATTGCTACACGCTTCTTTTTCATATTATTTTAACTTTCTTGCATGAATAATAAATGAAATATCATTACCTGGATCGCATAAATCCATAACTTGAAAGCCAATCAGTCTCACTATCTCTGCTAGTGATTCCATTGTAAAAGCGTGAACGTGTTCTACATTCATGGGAATTGAGGTAATCTTGTTTTCATCCGGTACAGCGATAAATATATCTCCATTCTTCTTTAAGATACGCTTGCATTCTTTTAAGAATTTAACTGGATCAATCATGTGTTCTAAGATATGCCTAGCAATAATCCCATCATAAGAACCATCTTTAAATGGCATTGGTCTAGTAATATCAGCTACTACATCAGCTTTAGATTTATGTCCTAGACTATCAATCAATTCACCTTTGGGAATTAAATCTACTCCGGTTACATCTTCTCTAGTCTTTCTAAAACCACAACCTAGATCAAGATAATCTCCATCTCCTAATTTATACTTAATCCATTCGCCTTCTGTATCTTCTGCTTTTGCTTCGTAATCTATGGGTATTAATTGGTTAAATTGAGTATCAAACCATTTTCTGAAACCATGTTTTCTAATTAAGGAAGTATTGGTATTTTGATACATCTTAAAACTATTCCAACCATTGTCTTGATGGTAAGCACCCTTAAGTCTCTCTCCAGTCTTAAACCCATGATGGTAAATAAAGACCTTCTTATCTACCTTCAACATATAACCTTCATCTCTTAACCTGATAGAAAAGTCTAAATCATCTCCACCTGGTAAGGTTTCATCCAAACCACCCACCTTATCTATGGCTTCGCGCCTAACCATCATACAAAAACCGATTAAATACTTAACATAAGAGTAAATTGGTACTCCTTGAGTAAAGATATTCTGATCGCCCATGACTACATTTGAGATAGCCCCAACTGCCCCAAGTTTAGGATTAGCGAAATTAGACAGAAGGTAGTTTAACCAGAGTCTTGAGGACTTGGGTACATGGGTATCATCATTCATAAAGACCACAAAATCAGCCGTAGAGTATTCTAGACCATGATTTATGCCACCTTCCCATCCCATATTCATCCCAGGTTGTAAGACAGTTACATCTTTCTTGAGGTATTGATCCTGTTTGATCCAATCACAGCTATTCTTATGTCCATTATTAACCACAATCACATTAAACATATTCTCAGACATCTTGTTATAGACGATTGAAGTTAAGCATGGTTTAAGATACTGAAAGTTATCAAGGGTGGGAATAATAATATCTACAAAGCGTTTTTTCATAATTAATTCCTATAATTAGAGTATTTATATGGTGTATCAAGTAAATCTTCTTTATTATCCTTGAGGGTTTTAAGATAGTAATCTTCATCAATCACTACCGGATTGCCTAAATGTCCTAGTTTCACTCTGGTATCACAGAAAATTCTAGCATTAGCGTCTTGTTTAGCTTTGATACAGAAATAAATATCTTCACCAGTACCAGTAGTAGAGAAAAAATAGTGAGGTTTCATCCGTTTAACCATGTCCATCTTGATTAGAACTGCTCCAAAACCAACAGCGTCACATTCAAACAAATCATCTTTGGGATAATCTTTAACAAATTGATTGATATAGTAAGATTCATGGCGTTTCTCATCATAGCCTTCAAGAGTAGTGTAGATTACCGGATAATGCCTACCAGACCTCATGAAAGCTAAGGGTGCTAAAACATCTATTTCAGGATTCTTCTCCATATCCTCAAGTAACCATTCCACCATGTTAATTGGCAGTAACATATCATCGTCATACATCAGAATATAATCCATCTTTGACTCAAGAGCTGAAGATACTAACTTTTCCCTAGCCATTGGCGTAAAGATTCTACCGGCAGTAAACCAGTTGAACTCGTAACGTGGGTTACGTTTCTGTTGTTTCCACTCTGCTTGCAGTTTGCCTAAATGAAAAGATAAAAGGAGATGGTTATCGTAAGCCTCTGGTAAGGTATGACCTTCACTTGGTATTGAGATTGCCACTTGCTTGATCTCCATACCTCAAGATAGCACAAAAAGGGGTATGTTTCCATACCCCAATTCGTGGATCTGCCCGATTAGATTATAACATTCTGATAACACCAGTAACGTAGGCAGCAGCCGAGACTGCAGCCGGTACATCACTACCTGCTTGTACCCACCTAAAGCCACCATTGGCATAGGTTGGAGCAGCCGAGAAAAATCCGGCGGGTCCGGGTACTAAAGGATCGCCAGCATTGATAGTAATAGAACTACCAACATTGGAGATAAGCACAGAATTAACATAACCAGAGATCTGTACCAAACCATAATCGTTATTAGCAATGTTCTTGGTAGCAATACCAACGAACCCCGGATAATCACCGGCTGCATTAGCGATTACAGCACTCACCCCATCCATAGAGGCAGCAGTAGGTTTAACAGACACAGGTAAGCCGAGAGTAATGGTTGCACCCTCTACGTTCTTAACTGAGATATAGACTTTTTCTGCTAGATCTCTATTGACACGATTGATAATCATACTTGTCCTTTCTTTCCTGCTTGGGTTTTAAAAACCACCACAGGGATATTACTAACTACGAGGCTGTTGCACCTTGTAACACACCTTGAGAAGCTCTGCGGTCACAGGTTAAGTTGCCCATGAACAAGATTTGAGCTACCAGAGCGTCTTGGTTCTCCGGTTTCACAAAATCAGTTGTCTCAAAGTTAGCGTCTTTATGAACAGTTAAGTTCATGTGGTTGGTATTGAGGAAGTACCAATAGGTTGAGGTACATTGCTCATCCCAAACAATAGGAACGCCTTTATATTGCAAGGTCTGATAACCACCATCACCAAGTTTCTTGGTTCTCTCTGAATAGAATGAAACAGTTGCGGTAAGCAACGATTCATATTTCTCAAAGAGGGTTTGGGTAGTAATCATGATGTTGGGGGTATCTTTACCACCTAAAGAGGTGGTGTTAAAACCTGTCCGAAGATCGGCAAGTTCAAGCGCACCCACACTTGTTTCAACATATGATTTCCACCAGGTATAAGTGGTACTTAAAATACCACCATAAGTACCTGAATCAGATACCATAGCTGCTAGACCGGTAAGGTCTTTTGAGCCATTTCCAGTACCATCACTATACATACCAGTCACCAGGGCTTCTCTTAAAGAAAGAGTAGCTTGCTTGGTTTTGGCTTCCAACAGATCAATGATCTTTTCTTTACGACCAGAGTTTTTCCTCTGTTCCTCACCCGAAATGGTAATAGACGTAGCGTACTGTTTCCAGTTAAATTCTGCAGCGTCAATTCCGGTTTGAGGCGTAACATCTAAAGAATCATAGCCACTATAAGAGCCGGTGGTGGAGTTGTTACCATACATTACTGGTACAACGATTCTTTCGCCCCCATCTTCCTCTTTAACTGCACCATCTTCTTTCAAGGTGTAGAAAAGAGCGTGGGATTTGAAAATATTATCCACCAATTTTGAGCGATGTTTCTTCAACGTGGTAGATAGAAGAACGCCCATATTAGGATCTGCCATATACTCCTTTATTTAATATTTTGTCTTGCTAGTTCTTCCTCAGCTTGTTGCCATGCTTCTTTGACTGATAAAGCTTCAGAGGTGGTTGTACCTTGAGGACTACTTGTGCGATAAACACCGGTAGAGCTACTCTTAGCTTTGTTAATCAGGTCAGCGTTCCTCTGTTGAAGCACTCTATCCATGTAACTATCAAATTCCTTAATGGCTTGTTTGGTAGCTTCCACAGCACTAATTTCACGATTCTGATATTGGGCGTTACTATTAACTATCCCTGCTATTTGTCTAGCAAAATCAGGATCGCTATTTAGTCTAGCGTCAACTTTCTCTGCACTTGATCGGTCTTGTTGGTCAGCTTCCATATATCGGTTGAGCTGCTTTTCTTCCTGCATCATCTTTTGGACATCTGCCAGGGTTTTATTCTTTACCCATTCGGCATATTCCTTGGGATCGTCAGGTATCTGTTCCTCTTGAGGTTCAGGTGACTTCTCATTGAAAACCTGTTGACTGAGTTTTTCATCAGCCATGATTTTCTGCAGATACGGACTAAAGCGTTTATATGCTTCTGCTTGCCTTCTTACTTCCGCAATCTCTTGCGTTTTCTTAGTGTAGTCAGCTTGCATTTGCTTGTAAACAGCCTTCAGCTTCGGATCAAGTTTTTCTGGGTTAAAACCTTTTAAAGATTCTTCTTCTGATGGTTCTGAAGTTTCCTTCTTAGGATCAGATTCAGTTTCTTTGGTTTCTGTTACTTCGGTATCCGATACTTCCTTTTCTGGATTGGTATCTTGTGGCTCTCCTTTCTCAGGATCAATCACTTCACCGCCTGTAACATTGTCCACAGGTTTATCATCCATATAACCTTTCTAGAGTTTCTCTCTGGTATTACTCAAATGAGTTACCATCAAAAATTGCTCCTGTCTTTAACTTGTTAATACCTAGATTATTACAGAGAAAAGAAAAGTTTATAACTTGACTATGTTGCCATCCTTCACAATATGGACTCCCCAAACGATTCTAGAAGGTAAATGACAATGCTTACATTGGATATCACCAT